AGGATTTAGGAAACAGATTTCATACTGTGCAAACTGGTTGATTTTGGCAACCAGGTCACGACGCATTCTTACTAACGTGATGTTAGAGGTGATGGAATTATCCACACCATCAATAGTTGCTTGAATGCCGCTATATTTGAATCGACCACCAAATTGATTGATTTCACGACCCCCACCATAAAGAGTGAGAGAATTCAATACATTGGTTTTGAGATTGTCAACGTCACCAATAAAATTGGTGTTGAAGTAGACATAGGTATCTACCTCAACATACAAGAAACTTAGATCTACAAAAGATGGTAGGATACCTGCAATCGTGTAATTGCGGAGAGATGTAAGAAGTTGCTTCTTAGTCAGATCAGACAGAAAGAATCCATTCTTGGGTTTGGCAGCAATGAATACCCGACCATACTGTGGAGGAGTCAGTTCTTCGCCACCATAGGCACTCACAGACTCGATGTTAGGGTAAAGAGAAGGTAAGATTGCCTCATAGTCATTTGCCGTCACAGCACGGTTCTGAGCGGCATACAGACGGGGTGCATAATACTTGACACTCTCTAGGGACTCAATAGAGTCTCCATTTTCAGAAGGAGTAACAGAAAAAAGGTTAGCAGCAAACCCACTTTCAGTAACTCCATCCTGATCTTTCATAGTCCCAACAAAGTTGAAGAAACGTACACCGTTTCCTGCCTTACCATTGGTCTTGATATAACCAATAGTAACTACGTTGCCAGACTCTAGTTTCTTACCAAAGACTCCATCACCAAAAAGAATCTCATATTTTTCGTCAGTTGTTTCCTGAATAAGATAAATGTTAGATGCTGAAGTAACACCAACAATAGAATTTGCTAATTTATACTCAATAATAGTATTATCAGAAGCACTGTTTTTTACTTTTACTGAAAGAGTGGATGTATCTACCCCATTGTTAGGAAGGATATATCTCTGGTTAGGAAGAGAATTATTGACTGTGAAATTGTTCTCTAGATATTGTCCTTGATAGATTTCAATAGAAGCACCTGCTGCAGTATCCTTTGCAGGGAAAGTAATCTTTTCCGCAATAGAGAAAATATAGTTTACATCAGATATGCTGCCGTTAGCAATAACCCCAGGTTGAATTGATACAGTTTCTGTGGTAGTTGGAAGATCAGTAATATCAATATCCACTACTGCTCTTGAAGCACGAACAGAACGAGGTACATAACCAATATTACGGGCTAGAGATACAACATTTTCTCTAAGCGTTGCTGAGTCGATAAACGTCTCATTCACCGCCATGTTGGTGTTATAGGCAGTGCTATACGAATTATATGCAAGAACATTGATAAGCATTGAGAGATTAGACCCCTCAAAATCCATATCTGTGAAATTACTATTTTCCCTTAGATAGTCTTTGATTGAGGTCTTTATGTCCTCAAAGTTCAGATTTGTAAATTGTGTTAGTGCCATTATAGCCTAGTAGGTTCAAGAACAAATGATACCCTTTGTGATGGACTATTTTGTCCAACAATGTCGTAATAGATTGCTATATCAAGGGAGTTACTATCTGGGAAACTTTCTACTTTTACATCAGTAAGTCGGACTCTAGGCTCAAAGTTAGTAATAGTAGTTTCAATCTCATTCTTGATAGGATCGACATAGTCCCCATCAGCTAATTCAAATAAAGATCCGGTAATCCTAGTTCCCAATAGGGTATTGAAGAATACTTCACCCAATTGAATACGTACTAGATTTTGAACAGCTCGCTTGATAGCGTCCTCATTTTTTAGAGGAATAATATCATGAGTGACCGGATGCCTTTTGAAAGACAGTGAAATGTCTTTGAAAGGTAGCGATGTTCTCTGAAGAGGCACTGCGCGACCTAGTGTTTTGTCATTGTATTTATTTAGAGTACAAAAAAAAGGGGTCTCTCAACCCCTTTCATTTATTCTTGGTCTGTACCAATGTATACTACGTCTACACTGCCTGGATGAGGGGTACCTGTTTTATAAAACTCATCAGCGAGATCCTGTGTAAATTCTTCCATTTCGTCTTCGGTTATAGCGTCGTGGATTTTAGTTCCATCAACGAAAATATCGTATCTGTCCATATCAGAGTGAGATCACTTGATATATCTATAAAATCAAATGATTCTAGTTTTTTCATGACCGACACGACACTTAGGATCACACCAAATTTCAAACCCTGCTTTTTTAGCATCGAGGCAGAAAGATACGTCTTCACCACACATGTCTTGGACTTCTCCAGATTCAAAAACTTGCATCTGAGGAGCAAACCAAGGGTATGTCATCATCTTGTGTTCAAACACACCCTTCTTGATTAGTAACCAACCGAAACCGGTGTAGTCAACAGTAAAAGGTTTGCGACGCTTTTGAATACCATCAAGCATCTCGTGGTTCATTACACCACCATTATTCTTGAAGTCGTCCTCTTCTAACCAGTGTGCAACAGAAGTGGTGTTACCATCCTCAGTCACATACCAACCACCAGCAAGTTCTTTATCCATCCAGAGAATGCGATAGAACTGTTCAAGACCAAAAACGATGTCGCTGTCGATCCACAGTTGATAGTCATACTGGAGTTTGCCATCCCAAGGTTCTTGATCAGGACCACGGAGGACATTTGCTCCTAGACACTTACAACGGGCAAAATTGACCATTGAAGAGTAGTCTTGAGAGATCTGGATAGCACCCCCCTGCTGCACAATCTCAAAACAGAGTTGCACAAAGTTTTTCAGGAAAATATATGATACGCCGCGACCAGGGAGACAGAAGACAAAGGTCTTACCCTTTACCATCTCTCTTGCGGCTTCAACACTGAACTCGTCCGACTTTGTAGTTTGTTCGCCTTCGGGCGGAGTCGTTACCACCTTGAAACCTTTAGCCATACATGTAGGTCAATTTTTGATAAGGCATCACGCCTAAATGCATGATACCATATTATTTAGTACCCCGCAAGTTCGGGAAAAGTCAGTCTCCAATTGGTTCCTCGGGTTTTATCCAGATCATCAAAATACTCTTTTGCAATCTCCCAAGACCCAGGTTCGCATGGTCTCATCATATCTAAAGCAACTGACTCACTAACACTTTTTACTTCATCTAATATCTGCTCTTTGAGTGGTTCTGGCAGATTATTGACTCTTAGAAAATGTGGGTTCTCTAATCGGTTATAGATTTCAAATGGACGTGATTTTAGATTCTGCTCTTCAAAAAACTCAAATACTTCTTTGATTTTGTACACACTTAGAAGAGAAGGTGTATATGTTGTCTGCATAGAACCTTTTCCTGATTCTTTGCAATATTTTCGCAGTGCTTGAACATTTGCCCATGTTTTATCCCAATCTGTTGGATATCTCAAATAATGGTTTCTTTCGCGTAATCCATCACAACTCCATTGAACATGGATGTATCTAAACTCTTTCAGGTATTTTTCCATTACTTTCATGTCCCACATAGTCATATTTGAGACATAGTTCAATTTCATGTGTGATGCTTTTCCTGCAAGAATCAAAGCATCTAGAACTTGAAAATGTGCCTTCATCGCCATTGGTTCTCCACCACAGAATCCCATGGCACCAATGCGGTCAGCATTATCAATAATGTCTTCTACAAGTCTACGAAATTGATCTGGGTCAACTTTTCTGAGATCTGTAGGTAACCAGTAGACATCATCAACATTTTTGGCAAACCAGTCGTCTCTTCCCTCAGAAACTCGTAGGTCTGAGATTTTTTCTAATCTAGCAGTTCTAGTTGTTGAATCTGCAGGATGACACCCATAACATTCCAGATTACAGTAACTACCATAAAAATTCAATTCTAGATTTAGAACTTCACGAATATCTGGATTGTGATCAGGATTATAGGTTCCATCATCATTATAAAGAGCAAGCATGTTTTCATCGATTTTCATCATCAAACGAGCAGACGTACCACTCGTTTTTTCTCGCTCATGGCACAAATGACAAATTCCTTTACACTGATTGGTTATTTCGCCATTCAACATTCCACGGCGTAACTCAACTGCCTCTGGACCATCAAAATATTCAAAAACAGTGTCAGTAGCAGGACCAACTAGTTGTTGGCGGTGTGCCCAGCAACATGGAGCATATCCATGTGATTGTCCATTTCTAACAGAGAAAAATGGATATGCACAAAGACTATTGTTTTTTTGATTATCAATTACCTCCTTTCTATTCATATTCCAGGAAACAGATGGTGGAGTTTTTCATTATCAGTCATTTCCTGAATAATCCACTTTGCAATGGCAATATGACCATTTTTACCTGGATGCCATCCACCTAACCACCGATGAGTGTCTTCATCATTACCAACGGCAAATTCTGTTTTTTCATCTCTCTGATCAAGAGTTCTGTACTCCCTCATTAGTTCTTCGTCCTTCATCCACCATGTAGGACAAATAGCATCTGTTTCTCCGACAAAATACTCCCTATTACCAAATTCTTCTTGTGATGGTGTCACACCTTTGACACGCTTGGTGTCTACCAACTCTTTCCACTTAGTATCGCAACTTGCAATTTCATTATTAGTCCATTCCTCTAATTGAAGAAAAACATAAGGAATGTTTTTTGCTTTGAAGTATTGTTCAAGTAAAAATACGTTTTTGAAAAAATTGTCAATATATTGAGTTCTAGACTTGACATTAGTGTCCCACCACTCACAAATTTCAATTACTTTGTGTTCTGGGTGGCAACCATAAAAATGTTCATACTGATCCATACTAAACCAGCGTTCTTTCACCTCACTGTAGTATGCCCACCTCTGAGGGTGTGAGAACTGAACTACAGCAACATCTACTTCGGTTTTCTCACAATACTCAACTGTATCGCGAGTAATCTCATCATTGGAGTAACCAGAATATCCGATATTGTCAAATGTGACTTGAATGCCAAAAAGATCGTTCAAATATTCTTTTACAACGTTTGAATATCGTAATGTATCCCTTTGTTCCATACTATGTTCTCGACCGTCTAGTTCAGTGCCTTCGCAGAAGGAATCGCCGGAAAATAGTATTTTCATAATACAGTAACGTTATACTTGTTAGAGAAATCAAGTGCATCAGACCATTCATTGACCATTGGCATGCCACGAATGTTCAATGATGTATTTAGAAGTACAGGGCAACCTGTACGCTTGTACCATGCCTCTAGAATCGCTCTGAAGACGCTTTCACTAGTCTCGGGCACCGTTTGTACTCTTGCACTATTATCGACGTGCACGCAGGCAGGAATCTCGTCTGGACGCTTACATTGATAGACATAAGACATGTATCGAGAGTGCTCTGGCATATCAAAGTAATCTTGACAATGCTCCTCCAGAATTGCGGGTGCAAATGGTCTAAACTTCTGTCTCTTCTTGATTTCGTTGACTCGATCCTTATTTGCAAATGATCGGGGGTCCGCAATCAAAGAACGGTTACCTAAAGCACGAGGACCATACTCTGCCTTACCATTTGCTATACCACAGATGCCATCCTTCAAAAGAACATCTACAACTGCTTCAGGATCAACTTTACGGTCGATCTTATACCCAGTGTAAGGAGTGAACTCTACTTTCTTACCTGATGCCAATAGAGCAGCACCAAGTGCCCCACCAGCGTCACCTGGGTTGGGCATAATCCATAAGTTGCACCTTTTACGTAGTTTGGTATTAGCAACACAGTTCAATGCAACACCACCCCCATAACAGACATTATCGCTGTATCTAAGAGCAATATCAAAGATCTTATCTAACTCTTCCTCTAGAACGACCTGTGCACTAGCAGCAACGTCTTCCTTACTCTCAATATCTAAATGGCAACCACGATGGTTGTTTTGAGACAAGAGTTTTCTTACCTCTTCAACATAATGGGGTTTACCAAACGCTGCCATACCCATAAAGATATATTCCTCGTCTAAAGGACGAAGACCTGCCCATCCAGTCAAAGCAGAGTACCAAAGACCTATAGACTTTGGATATCTACGGGACCAACGTTTTTTATAGACAGCATTACCATCAACCATCTTTGCAGTCCATACAGAACTACAATCCCATTCACCAATACTATCTACAACAACACATGCTGCTTCTTCAAAGCATGAAGTCTGGAATGCTGCTGCAGCATGTGATTGATGATGAGGAAAACCGATATTTGGTCGTAACGCTAGATGTCTTCGTTTACGCCAGTGGTTTTGTCCAGCGAAAAATTGCCTGACACGTTTTGGGAACTGTTTCTCATAAAAAGCGATTACGTCATCACCTGTGTTGAGTGATTCGCCATAAAAGGCAAGTTCATCACATAATCGTTTGTCATGCTTTTTCTTAGAGTATCTTTCGCTATGTGCAGCAAAGATAATCTTTTTATTACGAACAACCGCCAGTCCGGCGTCGTGAAACCCCTCAGAAAATCCAATCATCCTTTATCGTCCCCATCATCAGCAAAAGGATCATCCATCTCATCCATCTGATCTGCTTCGTAGATAAACGGATCCATTTTGCGGATTTTACGAAGATTCCATTCACCTACAATCCAATACCAGAGTCGGCGCATAACAACCTCAAATGCTTCCTATGTATAATATCACTTTCCCCAAGATTCGGGCAATTTGCCAAAATATTGCTTCCAATGAGAATAGCAAGGTTCCATCATAATCTTTGCTTTATCCTTGACATGATCTGGCATATGCATTACGTCAGATTCCCACTGATCGTTCAAATATTGGATATGTGGAGCACAGGGACCGAGATCTGGGACATATGCATTGACATGAGTCTCCTTGATATCCATACCAATAAAACTTGACAGCAAAGAAGTGTCTCCTGCCCAAAAGTCTTCCATGATTGTTACATGGGTATTATCATTGCCAAATGCATCTGCCCATTTGTTATAGAAATCGATATAGTCAAAATCCATGCCAGACTTTAGAAAATGCTCAACAGGTTTGTCTCTTTTCTGAGCTTGACGACAAGACCACAGTCTACGAATGGGATCTCGGAAAATCATGTGGATTTTTACGTCAAAATAACTCTGTAAATGATATGCAAGATATTTTATGTACTCTGCATCGCAATATCCATTGGGGTTGCTAAAATCAGCAACTGCTTTATAATCATCTTTGATATTATCCCAATGCTTCAAATAATATTGAACATACTTTCTCAATTCAAACGGGGGACCCCAAAAATACTCAATTTCTTCCTCAGTCCATTTTCCAGCAACGTACTTAGATTCATGAGTGAAGATTTTGGGTTTCCGAGTCGTAATTGACTGCCTGGATGGTCCAAAAAACTTTTTGTAGAACTTTACTCGCTCAAACGTGTTATTATCTTTCTGTAACTGAAGCAACCACAGATATCCTTTTTCTTTACGGTGTCCAGCATGACAATAGTTGTTATACCAACCCAAAGTGTAGTATAATGGAGTAGTCCCTGACCATCCAGTTCCTACGTTCAAAAATAATGTAGGTTTCATCCTTTACAAGGTTCAATTCGGATATCTTCAACTTTATAAGTAGTGTTGATTCCTGCCATAATCATATTTTGCATGGTATCTCGAATTCCTTCTGCTTTTTCTTTTGATAGAGATTCAAAGATGATTTTCTTGTCTAGATAGACATCATACGGCATACGACCCACCTCCTGAATTTATATAGTTTACCATGAAACCAACACTGCTTCTAAATCCCGGCGTTGGCTGGTCAGCAACAAGTCCAATGCACTACACAGTGACGATGGACAACCAATATGTTCATATGGGGCATAAAAAAGAAAATTGGTACCTCAAAGCACTTTGTAAGAAAGATGAGGAGCATGAACGTGCCTTTGATCTAATGTGGAACGGTGCTAGTTATCAAAAAAGACCAAACGATCATCCGTATGGCGAATATTTATCAAAAAGTAACCGATTTGTCAAAAATACGTCTTTGGAAATGCTTATGGCAAATCCAAAGTCACTCGATGCGTACATTGAATACTTTTTAGGGCATTGGGAAAACATCAAAGACGAATATGAGGGAGTTTGCGACTTCTCCAACACAAATTTCAGTCTTCCTCGACCATTTTTGTTTGAAATTGCTCCAAAATTGCAGGAGCACTTCAAAGTCAAGATCTTGATGGAGTTTCGTGACCCTGTTAGGCGCTATTTTTCGGAAGTTGGTAGTTTATTGACCCGAAAAGTCGATATTGTAGATTCTTGGTGCGGAGATTTTACCGCAGCAGCCTTTGCAAAGAGACAAAATCACCGAAAATTGTTTTTTCACAACCTAAAACAGAATAGAGTGCCAGATCATTGCGATTATATCGCTGGTTACCTAAAATATTGCGATGCTTTTGGTAAAGATAACGTTTATCCAGTGGTGATGGAAGATTTTTGGGATCCTGAACAAGAAACAGAGCAACTTGGTGCTATTTCTGAGTTTTTTGAGTACCCAATTACAGAGCTTCATCAAAATGTCTATGTCCCAGACATGGGAAGTAAGGCACCACACCACGAATACCTAAAAGATCAATGGATAAGCGACGTTGAAGACCTTACTCCAGAAGATATCAACGTTGCAGGAATGTATATGGGTAAATTTTATAAAGATTGGAAGTACGTATTCAAAACTTTACCTGAAGCATGGGGAAAATAGAGTGCTATCAAGTCACTGTCATGACTTTGAGTATGATGGCCAAACTATGTTATGATAAATACGGCAGAATCCCCGCAATGCTACCTCTGAGATTTGATCTATTATGAATCTTGTTACTTTTGGATGCTCTTGGATGTTTGGTGTGGGTACCAACTATACTCCAGGGATGACTAAGATTGAATATAAACAAGGTTCTGACAATCATGACGCAAAGTTCGGAGACAAATATGCCTTTCGTAAGCATCTAGCAGATAAGTGGGAGTGCACGAACGAAAATTTCGCTCAAATGGGGTCTTCCAATGAGCGTCAGTTTCGGTTTGCTGAGAGATACTTTGGTAAATTAGATCCAAGTGAGTACAAAAACACAGTTGTGCTCTGGGGATTGACTGTTACAACCCGCACTGAGGTGTTTTCTAAGGAAAAAGGAAAATATATCAGTGTTCTTTTTGGTAATGGATGGGGTGCTGACACCCAAATGGCGCGTGCTAAGTTTGATAGCAAGGCACATTTAGCACATCACTATGATCACAAGGAGAAAGTAGAACTACTTGCACACAAATGCCGCTTCTGGAACCGCTTTTTTGAAGCAGCAGGTATTGAAAATTATTGGTTTGATACTTTCAACCATCATGAATACCCCAAACCAATCGATAGGATGCTCTTTGACGATCAACCTAGGCGGGATCTGATGTCTTTGAAGTGTGCAGACTTACAATTCTCCCCAAAAGCAGATGGATATCACGTCTCGCAGTTCTCTTCTTCAGATTCTACTCGCATTCAATATCTAGAACAGCAGAAAGAAGTCAATCCTTTCTCTCAACATCCCACTAGAGAGTACCATAAGTGGTTAGCAGATAAGATTGATGGTGAGATTGCCCGACTCAGATGAGATTACTGACTTTAGGATGCAGTTGGATTGCTGGTGTTGGTTCCGGGTATGATTCTGAAGATCCTTGGGACAAACAAACGTATCAAGACCGCTGTTATAACGATGATGACAACTGGGAAAATGCGTTTAGAACTATCTTATCAAAAAAGCATGGATTAGAAAACGTCAATATTGCTTCTGGAGGAGCATCTAATGGATGTCAGTTTCGCAGACTTAGAAAATATTTACATCAGAATGATCTAAATGACACTATTGTCATCTGGGGGGTAACTTCTATCTACAGGATGGAAGTATTTTTCAATCATGGAAAGTCATTTTCATGCTTTCAACCCGGTCAAGAGAAACGTAAACATATTCATGGACCTGATTGGTGTGGACCAAAGGAGTATTTCCGCCAACACTTCTATGAACGTGTTGCCAATCGGACGTTAGCAGACGAAGTCCATTTTTGGCAGAAGTATTTTGAGTTACTCAACGTTCCTCAAATATGGTTTGACACACTGAATGTCAATAATTATACTGGTGGTGTATATAAACCATTTGATGAATTGCCGTATGACTGCAATCAGGACTTACTAAGTCAGTTGGCATACAAGAATGGATGGGATCCAATGGATGATAAGTATCACTTCTCTGATTGGAAAGCAGATTGTGATCGTGTTGACTTCTTGAAGAAAAAAGGAGTTCTCAATCCATATTCATTTCACCCAACTATACAAGGACATCAACAAATTGCAGAGATCCTTGACCCTATACTAACCAAGTGCTATACTTCATATAAGGAATCTAATAAAGATTCTAAACCCTACAATACTATTTGGCGTGACGCTCATTAGTTCTATGGCAGACGACACCATTCAATTCGACGGCGGTGACGCATTAGATATCCAAGTTCCTGACGATGCTGTACAAGCAGCTCAGCAAGTCCCTTTCACATTCCAAGTTGGAGGCATTGGGGGACCAGGACAAGATCACCTTACGTTTTCGGTTTCTGATGCACTCGGTTACCATCCCGATTATTACAATACTGGACAAATTGAAGTCTGGGATTTCATTGCAGATCAAGAACTCGACTTCTTTGCTGGTAATGTTGTAAAGTATGTTAGTCGTGCAGGTAGGAAATCTGGCAACTCTCGTCAAGATGACCTACAAAAAGCAAAGACCTACATACAGAAAATGATTGATCTTTCGGCATGATATTTGCGGGTTGTTCGTATACATGGGGTGATGAACTGAAGGACCGTCTAGCAGAACGGTTCATTCATCATGTTGAAAAACACTACAAGTGTGAAGCAACTGATTTGTCTCAATGTGGGGCATCCAATGACTATATCGTAAATAGGGTACTACATCATATAAAGACTAATGGGGTTCAACCAGTAGTCTTACAACTTACAGTACCCACTCGTATTGAGTTCTATGCAGAAGATGGTGCTCACCTCTTCTGCCCTTTTAGGTTTAGACAAGATAATTCTAATTTCAACTTCCGTTCAGGTAATAAGAAGAAAGTACCACATTCCCTAGCAATGTCTTCCTACTACCGTTGGGTATGGAATAAGACACATGGGGCAGAGAATTTATACAAAAACTTACTTCTTTTTGAACAATTTGCTAAAGTACATGAAGTTCCCTACATTGTACTATTCAATGATTGTGATCCTCTAGAAGATATGGGGTATTGGCGAAACCTAATGGATGACCCGAAAATGCATCATATCTACGAGGATATTCTGAAGATGATCCAGACCCCTGGTCAAGGTCATCCAAATGCAGATCAACACAAAATCATTGCTGACTACATTATAGAACATACTAACTTCTAAATATTTTTTATAATCCACAGAGGTTCCCATGAAGAAATGTGAAAAGTGTGGTGCTACTTGGATGGAGGGAGTCCTCTATTGGGGAGGGACCGGCAAACCTGGTAAAGATCTTGATCTTGCTGGTTTAGTATGCAATAACCTTAGAGAAGATGATCCTGATGCTGCAAAGTGCATCAATGCCTCTAGAGGTAAAACCGGGGGTGATACCTGGGAATATCGTCGTGGTTTTATTGATGGTGCCTTCACATCCCTCAAGAACCATCGTGAAGAAATGAGGGATAACTTTGGAGACCTTTGATGGTGGCACTCCTATTGATGATCTTCGCCCAGTCCTAATCGTCATTGGTGGTGCATGGACTCTTGCAGAAGATGACCCTAAAAAATCATGGGCACATATCTTAGCAGACAAATATAACTGGCGACTAAAGAATATATCTTTCAAACGGGCATCTAACGATACTCTCCAATACCACTTGAATAAAGTAATTATTCGTAAGTTACCTGAGTATAAAAAAAGAGGCATCAAAGTCGCTGGTATTATCTTTGAAATTCAGCATATTTCAAATAAAGATGATTTTGAAGCTGCCTCAATGGTTTTATTCCCTGGCATGACTGATGAACAAAAGTTCAACCAAGAATATTGGCACAAAATTGATGTTGATGATTACTATAAAAAACATCATAACTTCTGGGTATGTTATGAACGATTCAAATATCAAATCGCAGTCTTTGATAAACTTCTAAAACTTGAAGGTATTCCTAACTATTGGTGGGATGGTATCGATAATCATATCCACCCTGGTGGTCGCCTCCTAATCAATTCCATGCTAACTGAACTAACATGGAATGAATGTCATGCACCTGACTCCAATCTGGAAACTCCAGGATATGGTATCCGTTGGATGAATGAAGAAACCTCAGAACGTGTCAAATATTGTGTACAAACTAATCTACTTCATACCTTCAAAAATCAACTTCACCCTACTCCTAAAGCACATAAACGTATCGCTATGGTAATGGAATACTCAATGCATGATATATTCAAGTCTCCATACTATTACCTCACAAAAAATAATATGAGACAGTCCATCTACTCCCAAGAACATCGTGATGCTACAGGTGACAAATAAACTTCCTTTGAGAGAGGGTTCCGACCGCCTATGAACCTCATCACCTTCGGTTGCTCCTGGATGTGGGGTCACGGTCTCTGCTACACCCCAGGACAACCTAGAGAACAATTCAACGCCCAAAGACACTCTGAAGACTTCACAAAATACTCATACCGTCACCTACTCTCAGAGAAACTCAATAAAACTAACATAAATTTCTCACAAAATGGTTCAAGTAACCAAAAACAATTCCGCTTGGCCACTGAGTTCTTCAACACTTCTCCCCCCTCGAAAGACTCCATTGTTCTCTGGGGTATAACTTCAACCGCTCGTGATGAAATATGGTATAATAACCGTAATACCTACGTAAGTAGAGTATGGGGTCACGGTTATTCCGCAGATAACCAACTACGTAAAAATAACTTTGACTCCAAAACTCACCTCCGCTTACATTACAATCACTCCGTAGTCCTCAAAGAACTTTCCAATCAAATGCTTCATTGGAATACTTACTTTGATGCACTCGGTATTCGTAACTATTGGGTAGATCTCTTCAATCATCACATATACCCCACTCATATCCCCCGTCTCCTATTCTCTGATCGCCCTCACAGGGACCTCTGTTCCATCCTATCTACCCATCACGGTTACACTCCCACTAATGATACTTACCACGTCTCCCAGTATCAAAAGACAGACTCACGCCGTATCCGCTTCTTAGAACAACATAAACACATAAATCCACACTCCTTTCATCCCACTCGACTATCTCATAACTTCTTCGCTAACCTCCTTTACAATGAAATTTATCATTGAATACCAGGACCAATTCTTCAAGTGGCATCGCTACGGTGAACAACACTCCTTGACATCTGCTTGCCGTACCGCAAAGGGGCGTTCTATCCAGTCCGGCAAAAAATATCGCGTCCTCTCCTCCAATGGCGTCCTACAAGAAATTTTTTACCCCTAAAAATTTTTCTATATCCCTCTCAGGGTATCTGAAAAAATAAATCAAATCGATATCTATCGAGCGTCTGGAAACGTTTATAGCTTAGAAAGAAGGTACTTTTTTAGCAACGCCCCCCCTTACCAACATCGAACGATAACAAATAACTGTCCCTAAGTGTCATTTAGCACTGTCGCTATGTGTTACTTAGTGGGGTGCTATGTGTTACTGAGTGCCTGTAAGTGTCGTCGCTATGTGATGCTTACTGTTTGGGATGCTGGTGAACTTTCCTCGGTGTAATCAGTGTCACTATGTGTCACTTAGCGATCTTCTGCAACTGTTAGATAGGCAGTCCTTATGTGTTACTTAGTGGGGTGCTAAGTGTCATTTAGTGGGCACGATTGCAATGTTACAAAGTGTCTCCAAGGGGTTGCAATTGGGGGCGGTCTGTGATAAACTGTGTGACGATGTTGTGCTCGCTAAGGTAACATCAACTCCGCACATAAGTGAACGAAAGAGTAAACGTAGATACATTTATTTGAACCTTTCAGTAATAACGAAAATAGATAAGATTCACTAATAAAAGATCATAAACGAGTGCTTATTTAGGGGGGGAGGAATACACTTAGTTTAGTGCTATGTAACAGTAATTGCAATGGATTGACTAACACTATGTAACAATTAGTGAGTGAGTGCGCGTTATTACTTAGCATGACATTATATTGCCTTATATGGTAGATAAGTTAGATCAACAAAACTTACATCAAAAGCAGCAGATTGTCTGATTTGATTGATAACATCATCCTTTGATTCACCGAACCAAACTGTCGATAATGTAGCATCAATTATCCCTGGTCTCAATGACATTGGACAATCAAAATCACCATCTCTCCAATTGAATTGAATAGTCTCTACGATGTATCGTTTTATCATTAGTTCCACCCTGTAAGTTCATCAGGTACATCATCACCAGCAAGTAAAGATAGATATGCTTCATTCCATTCTTTCCAGAATATATCGAAGCACTGTTTATTCTCTACAAATGGCAATCCTAGATGGTTAGTGACATAATCATAGGTGTCATTAGCATCACTATGATTATCATTTACGTAGGAGAATACGGTTGAAATAATATCATCCCACTTGTCTTGTGTGTCTGGTGTGAGAATGAAATAGGGAGTTGCCATGATGTTAGATAGTGATGGAATGAATTGTTGTTACTTAGTTGAAGACATAACCAGATATAAAAGGGATCACATTATTGTTATCTCTTATATACCATTTAGA